CAAGCCGACAGCTTCGGCGTGACTACTGCGCGAAGCCGCCAGTCACCACCTCGCCCAGAATCTCGAGCGCCCGCGAGTAATACTGGATGGTGTTTCAAGGGGCGGCTATAAAAACATTTGCTTGCGCCTATGCGTCTATGCTATAAGCGCCGAGCAATGGATGGAATCCAGGCCGAACTCAAACCTCACACGACGAACAGGAGCGCAGCGTGAAAAAGATCATCGTTGGGATCGCTGGTGACGCACCGTTGCTGATGCACAACCCGCTCGGCATGGGACGCGGCACGAGTGGTGGCCGCAAGGTCGTCCCGTCGGCCGTCGACGAGGCCGCCGCCGCCCGCTACCTGCTGCCGGACGGGAAGACCCTCTGCATTCACGCCGACCACGTCCACCGCTGTCTGGAAATCGCCTCGCGTGGTTTCCGGGTGCGCGCGAAAGAGATGCTCGGTCCCTACGTGTCGGGGTCGATCAGTATCGCGCCGGATCTGATCTCGCTGCGGACCGCGAAGTACACGGTCGACGAACGGCGCGTGGTGGTCCAGCGGGCGGGGGTGATGCGTGCGCGGCCGCTGATCTGGCCGTGGTCGGCCGAGTTCGAGCTCCACTTCGACGACGACGTCATCCAACCCGAGTTCATGGACAAGGTCTTCCGCGAGCAGGTCTGCAAGCGCGCCGGGAAGGCGATCGGCATTCTCGAATATCGGCCGAAGTTCGGGCGCTGGCATATCACCAAGTGGGAAGCCTAGACGCGAGGGCGGCACATGAAACTCGCACTCGCCGAGATCGTGGTCGACGAGTCGATCTATCCCCGGAATCAAACCGACTGGCTGACCACGTACCGCTATCAGGAGGCGATGCGTGCCGGTGCCGCCTTTCCGCCGCTCGTGGTCGGTCGCAAGGCACGTCAGTACATTCTGCTCGACGGGCGGCACCGTCTCCTCGCGCTCCTCAAGAACCGGCAGCTCCGCACGGCGGTGATCGTCTCGAAGGTCAAACCGTCCGAGTTCTTCCTCGAGGCCGTGCGTCTCAATGCCCACCACGGGCGGACCCTGACGACACAGGAGCGGATCGCGGCGGCCGCGCGTCTGACGTCCGAGGGTTTCGGTGAGGCACAGGTCAGTGAGGCGCTGTTCATGCCGGTCGAGACGCTGCGGCGACTCATGGTCGAACGGGTGGTACGACGGCCGACCGTCCAGGCGCCGACGCCGCTGGTGCGCAAGGCGGCGGTGGCGGCAGGCAACGGCGAACTCCACACGGCTGCCGAACAGAAAAGTCTGGCGGTGCGTGCGGCGCCGGATGCGCTGCGGCAGGTGATCCAGATTCTCGAAAACCGTTGGTACAGCCCGGACGATCCGGAGACGCGGGTGCTCCTCGCGCGCCTGAGTGAACTGCTGTTGGCGGCGGCGGTGGCGTAAGAGCGCCTGGCTAGGCATGGCGTTGGCGAGGTGGGCCGAGGCAAGGTAAGGCTCGGCGTGGCCTGGCACGGCGAGGCACGGCAGGGGTGGGGCGGGGCGCGGCAGGGCCAGGTGGGGCAAGGTGTGGCCGGGCATGGTTTGGCAGGGGGGCGGCATGGCTGGGCGTGGACCCGGTGGGGTGCGGCATGGCAGGGCGGGGCATGGCCGGGCATGGCGAGGTTTGGCGAGGCATGGCAGGGTGAGGACCAGGCTCGGTATGGCTTGGACGTGGCACGGCGGGGTGGGGCGCGGTAGTGCCTGGTGCGGCGCGGCCTGGCACGGCGAGGCAGGGCTTGGACCTGGCAGGGCGGGGCGGGGCACGGCGAGGCATGGCCCGGCAAGGCCCGGCAAGGCGTGGCCTGGCACGGCACGGCAGGGTTGGGACCCGGTCTGGCTTGGTACGGTGGGGCGAGGCGCGGTGGGGCATGGTGTGGTGTGGCGCGGACCTGGTGAGGCGGGGCCGGGTACGGTCGGGTCTGGCGAGGTGCGGTTTGGCACGGCGAGGCTCGGGCGTGGCAAGGCGTGGTGGGGTGGGGTTCGGCGTGGCTTGGCGGGGCCTGGACCTGGCAGGGCACGGTCCGGCAGGGCTAGGCGAGGTGCGGCAAGGTGCGGCATGGCAGGGCGTGGACCTGGCGCGGCGCGGCGAGGTGGGACCTGGTGGGGTGTGGCAAGGTCTGGCATGGCAGGGCGTGGACCCGGCAGGGTGTGGCACGGCATGGTGCGGTGAGGTGAGGTACGGCGAGGTGTGGCAGGGACACGGCAAGGCACGGCGTGGTAGGGCCAGGTGCGGCTTGGCGGGGCGAGGCATGGTGCGGCAAGGTTTGGCAGGGACGGGGGTGGGGCTTGGTGTGGCCTGGTCGGGTGTTGGCGAGGTGGGGTGAGGTGGGGTTTGGCAGGGCGTGGACGCGGCGTGGTCAGCCGAGGCGCGGCCTGGCCTGGTGTGGCGAGGTGCGCTCCGGCATGGCGCGGCGAGGCCTGGTGAGGTGAGGCAAGGTTTGGCAGGGCGGGGATCGGGTGAGGCGAGGCGAGGCGAGGCTAGGCGTGGTGGGGCGAGGCTGGGTCCGGCGAGGCATGGTTTGGCAGGGACGTGGCGAGGCATGGCGCGGCGCGGCGGGGCTCGGCCGGGTGTAGGGCAGGGGTCGGGTCAGGCGTGGTGAGGCGAGGCAGGGTGGGGCGAGGCACGGCCGGGCAGGGCAGGGGCACGGCTAGGCTAGGCGAGGCGGGGCGTGGCGAGGCATGGTCTGGCAGGCAGGACCGGTGCGGTGCTGGTTTGCTGCTGGCCAGGGAAACCACGGGCTGCATCGTCCGGGAGGTGCGCTGACCATGCACCGCCACACCGAACTTGACCAACCGCTGACGCTCGCGCTGCCGGACCACGTCCTGTGCCCGATCTGCGGCAAGGTCACCACGTCGGTCCACGAGCGTGCGGAGCGCGTGGTCTTCGAGCACGACCACGGCTGGTATCGCCGAATCAAAACCTACATGCCGTGCGGGCACCGAGTGCCCTTCGGGTGCCTGTTCAACCGGCTATGACTCACCGTGCGCTCTGGCAGGTGCTGGCCGGTGCTGACCTGGGTGAACCCGACCCGCAGTTCACACGTGAGTTCACCATCAGCGACACCGACTATGAACGTGACCGCACCGCCGTGGTGACGCAACGGTTCCACCAGGCCGTCGCGTATGCCAGCGAGTTGCAGATGCACGCGGTCGCGAATCGCCGCACACTCTGGTGGGTACGCATCACATTCTTTTGGCTGGGGACGTAAACATGCCACGGCCCACGTCCGGACCGCGCGCGCGCCCGGCACCACCACCCCTGGTACGGACCTGTCAGTGGCCCCACTGCCCGCGCGTGGTCAAGAAAGCCGGGCGGCACCTCTGCTATCGCCACGCGTTCGTGATGAAAAAGCGCGCCGACCTGCGCCGGGCACAAGCCATCGACTCGGCCCCACAGGTCACCCAGCAAGGGTCCGGCGGCGTGCTCCGGACCTCGCCCACGACCGCCATCGCCTACACCACCACGGACCGAGGCGGACGCCTGGGCGACCCGGCCGTGCAAATCGCACTCAAACTCCGTGCCGCCCTGACGACACCCCAACTGCCCCTCTGCACGGTCTACGACAAGGACGGCGTGCCGATCGCCGAAATTGACCCAATCACGCGAATCCGCACTGCGCTAAAATGACCCCCGACCATGAAAGGCCTGGCCTCGTGCCCCGACTGCCAAGGTTCCGGCACCAAGTTCGGCATCCGACGCCTGCGCCATCAGCGCTCCATCAGCGTCAGCATCACGTGCAAGCGCCGCCTGATGGCCACACCCCACTTCAAAGCCCGCCTGACACCCCTCCCCAGCACCAGCGAACACACCGGAATGGCTGACGCAGCCACACCTCGTCCTGTGACGGGGCCTGCGCACAGCCGGAAGGGGCTGAAATAACAACCCATGCCACGCGGTGCCCTCCGGTCGTGCCGCGACCCACGCTGCAATCGGCTGCTCGAACCCGGCCAACGCTGCCCCGAGCACAACCCCACCCTCTGGCACTGGCGCCCAGCCACCCAGACCTTCGAACTCCGCTATGGCCCAGACTGGGGACGTGTGCGCGCACGAGTACTCGCTCGTGACCTCTCGCTCTGTCAGCCCTGTCTCCGTCAAGGGCTGACGTCACGAGCGACCCACGTCGACCACATCACACCACGCACACACGGCGGGCGCAGTACCGACGACAACCTGCAAGCCATATGCAAGTCATGTCACAACGCGAAGACAGCACGCGAGCTCCGGCGTTGAAGCCAACAGAAGTGCAGTGGTGGTGCGGTGGTGGTGGCGCACATGGTCACGCACACCAGCCACCTCCACCGCAGCCGTGCGACGGGTCTGCCGAATTTTATAAGGTTTCCAGGCGGTTATTGCCTGCGCCCGTTCGCTTGCGCGCCGCCGCAAAACCGAGGAGGGAGGACTGAAATGGCGACGGGGCGACCGCCGAAGCACCCGGTTCTCAGGCGGCTGGAGGGGAACCCGGGCAAGCGCGTGATTCCGGAGATGCCGGTGCTGCCTCAGGCGGCCGACGCGGCGCCGCCGGACCTGATCGCGACCGCCTACGATTACTGGTGTCGGATCTGGCCGTCGCTGGTGAGCGCTGGCATGGTGACGGAGGTTGACCGGGAGCAGTTCGCGGCCTGTTGTCGCTACTATGCGGAGTATCGTGACCCGGGGTCCTCGTGGCGCCGAATGAACGAGGCCTTCGATAAGTGGTACAAGATCGCGCGTGATTTCGGACTGACTCCGGTGGATCGAGTGCGCCTGTCGAAGAGGCCGCTGAAAGAGTCTCCCGGGTCTAAGTGGAAAGCGGCATTATGATGACCAGGATACGCTAAGCATGGGTCGGCGCCTCAAGAAGAACGAACGGCCTGCGCCGAAGACGTGCCAGTGGACCGGCGCCAGGTATCTGCTGGCCGTCAAGCGATGCGAGGCGGGCTTGGCGGACGCGAAGTCAGGGTTCATGCAGCGCGGTGAAGTCAAAGCAAACCCGGATCGGGTGCCGCGTGATCCGGCGATGACATGACCGACGCCGAGGAGCTCTTGATCTGGGCCTGGGCCATTATTGCGAACGCCGGAGGTGGCGATTGGTCGAGGGAGCCGGACGAGTGGAGGACGGCAGCAGTGCGATTCCGGGACGAGTACCACCGGCTGCTGGCGCGACAGAGGAGGCCCTGGTGGCAGCGGCTCTTCGTGCGTCGCGGAACTGTGTCTGTGCCGAAGGGGTGATCGTCGAGCGCGGGCAGGTGACGCGCCTGCCGAAGACCCACGACTGCGTCTACATCGTCCAGCGTAACTCCTTCATCAACGCCGCCATGCGGATCGCCGACGACCTCGAGAATCGAATGGCCCTGGGTTGGTCCCGGGAGTTCATGCGCGCCATGGACACCTTGTGGGCCAACTACCTGGAGCAGACCCGCTCCCGCTAGCAAGACCCGGCCGCGTACTACGCTCGGACCAGGATGCGTCGGTGGATCCTGGCGGCGCTGATCGGGGCGGTGCTCACGATCGCCCACGCTTGCAGCTTGCTGAACATTTCCATCGAGCACTCGACGCATACGAAGATCAAGGGGGGCGCGTGCAACAAACCGGACGACGAGCCCGACGAGCGGTGCGACGACGTCCGCGAGCACGAGGCGCCCTGATGGGAGGTGCGTGATGCCAATGCTGCTGGTCTATCTGGTGGCGGGGATCGTGATCGCGGGTGTGCTGGTCTGGGGGTTGCTGCAGCTGCCGATCGACGACACGTTCAAGAACATCGCGCGGGTGGCGGTCATCGTGGTGCTGGTGATCTGGATCGTCTGGGTGCTGGTCAACATGGTGCACGTCGTCTTACCGCCAGGCGCGATGCGATGACGTCGTTCGCTTACCGGTGTCTCGGCTGCCGCGTCATCTATCGGGGCGAGCCACCGGGGTTCGTCCTGACGCCGCCGAAACGGAATGGTCAACTTTTCGGCTTGCCGTCCGATCCGTTTCGGGTATCAGTCTGTCCTATCTGCGGCTCGCAGTATTGCGAAAACATGACAAAGGAGGTGGCCGCGTGAGCGCCTGCCAATACGAGGCCGAGAAGCCCGACAAGATCATGGAGTTCCTGAAGGCGCACAAACTGGACTGCAGCCGCGCCGACGACGGCCGCGAGGCCATCGAGGTCGTCCTGCCACGCGCTCTCGAGGGCCAGCCGCTCCCGCCGTGGCTCCCGAACCTGCCGCCGGGCCTGCAGCCCGAGACACTTCCGGCCCGCGCCGTCGCCCACATCCGCCCGGGCGACTGGGTGGTGGCGAAGGGCGACGGCGTCGAGTTCCTGTCGGCCGACGCCTATGCGAAGGCCGGGTTCCCGGCGTCAACGGAGACGCACGCCGAAGAGAAACCCGAGACCGAGACCCACGAGACCCACGAAAAGGAGGCGCACCCGCAAGGCCCGTCGCGCACGCACCGCACCGCACGTCACTGAGAAGAGGAGGAGCACCCATGGCCGCGATCCCTGTCATGCTGGTCGGGACGGTCGTCTACGCGAGCGACCCGAACCAGACGCCGATCCAGTGCACCATCGTCGCGATGATGAACTACACCGACCTGAGCGTCGGGGGCGGGCCGATCTTCCCCCCAACGGGTCCAGGCGGCCCGCCTCGGCCGATTCACCCGATCTGGGGTCCGCCGGGCTTCAATCCGCCGGGACCCGGCATGCCGCCCGGTATCGGGGGCGGCCCGATCATTCCGCCGGACATTCCGCCCGTGGTCCCGCCCGACGTCACGGTGCCGCCGCCGGGCTCGCCGCCGGTCATGGTCCCGGGCACGCAGCCGACCCACCCGATCGTGCCGCCGCCGTTCGTGGTGGTGGAGTATCCGGGCCTCGGGAAGGTCATCGTCCCGCAGCCGCTGCCGCCCGCGCACTAGCCGCATGGCCACCAGCACGCCGCCGCGTCGAGTGAAAGACCCCGACCGGCGGCGTGACCCGGGTGGCTATGCCTGCTGGTGGATCAACAACCTCACCCACACCAAAGGGAAGTGGGCACGCGAGCCGTTCAATCTGCGGAAGTGGCAGGAGTATCAGATCATCCGCCCACTGTTCGGCACGCTCCGCGACGACGGCCTGCGCCAGTACCGGACGTGCTACGTGGAGGTCCCGCGCAAAAATGGCAAGTCCGAGATCGCTGCGGCGGTCGGTCTCTACATGCTTGCTGGTGACGGCGAAATGGGCGGTGAAGTCTACAGTGCTGCTTGTGATCTTGAGCAGGCTTCCATCACGTTCAATGTCGCGGCGCAAATGGTCCGCAACGACCCGGAGCTGGCGAAAGTCCTCGAGGTCATCCCGTCGCGACGCCGCATCATCCACCACAAGTCCGGCTCGTTCTATCGAGCCATCCCCGCCGAGGAGGGCAGTGCCCACGGGTACAACGCCTCCGCCATCATCTGCGACGAACTCCACGCGTGGAAAACTCGGAAGCTCTGGGACGTCCTTACGACTAGTACGGGCGCGCGAGAGCAACCGCTGATCTTCGTCATCACCACCGCCGGTTGGGACCGCACGTCGATCTGCTGGGAGCAGCACGACTACGCGCGGAAGATCCTCGAGGGCGTGGTGGACGACCCGACCTTCCTGCCGGTGCTCCACGCCGCGCCGCTGGACGCAAACTGGGAGGACGAGCAGGTCTGGCGCGACTGTAACCCCGCCCTCGGCGACTTTCGCATGATGGACGAGATCCGTGCTGCCGCGAAGAAGGCGCGCGAGATCCCGGCGCAGCAGAACTCCTTCCGCCGTCTCTACCTGTGCCAGTGGACGCAGCAGCTGGGGCGCGCGCTCGACATGCAAGTCTGGGATGAGGGAGCGGACCCGCCGGTTCATCACGAAGACTTCCGGGGCGAGCTCTGCTACGTGGGCATCGACCTGGCCGCACGCGAAGACGTGGCCGCCGCCGTCATGGTCTTCAACAAGCCGGGCGGCCACTACTGCGTGATCCCGCACTTCTGGATCCCGGAAGAGCGCTATGCGGGCTCGTCGAACCATCCGCGCGACCCGCACGTGGCCGAAGTCCTGGCCGAGTGGGGCCGTCAGGGACTCATCGACGTCACCCCGGGCAACGTCGTGGACTATGAGCGCATCCGCAAGTGGGTGAACAGGGTCCACATGATCACGCCGGTCAAGGAGGTCAACCTGGATCCGTGGAACGCGTCGCAGGTCAGTCCGCACCTGCGCGACGACGGGTTCACCGTGATCGAAGTGCGCCAGGGCTACTCCAGCATGGCCGCGCCGACCAAGGAGTTCCTGAAGGCGGTCCAGGGTCGGCAACTCCACCATGGCGGGCACCCGGTGCTGAGGTGGATGGCCGACAACTTCGCCATCGCCGAGGACGCACAGGGCAACATGAAGCCCGATCGCAGTACGTCGAGTGAAAAGATCGACGGGATCGTGGCCACGATCATGGGCATCGACCGCGCGATGCGGGACCCCATTCCGGAATGGACCGGCGAGGCCTTCCTGGGACCGACGCGCACGAGTCACCAAGAACCGTGAGTGACGAGGAGGGCGGCCTGCGCCTGCCGAGGCCGCCGGAGCCACAGGAGTTTTGCGACAAGTGCGGGCAGCGTCTCCAGACCGCGCCCAAGCTCGGTGAGGCCCTGTATCAGAAGCGCATGGGTCTGGGCCTGACACTCAGCCAGGCAGCGAAGAAACTCGACCTCGACCTCTCGACCTACCACCGCTGCGAGCAGGGCCACCTGCCGAAGGTGGTGATTGCCGTCAAGCTGGCCCGCTGGCTCGGCAAGCCGCTCGAGGAGTTCTTCCCCACATGAACAGAGAGCGCCGCCCGCGCGAGGCGATCGAGCGCCTGGCGTTTCAGAGTGGGCAGCTCGACCCAGACCTGATGCCGTTGATCCTCGAAGTGCTGCTCGACATTCGCGACGACATGTCCGACATGGCCGACATGATGGCCGAGATCGACGAAGAGTCCGCGACCGACGATGACCCGTGAGCCCGGCTTCTACTGGGTGCGCGGCCCGGAGACCGGCTGGGTCGTTGCGGCCTACCGCGACGGCGAGTGGCGCTGGCCGGGCGCCGAAGAGCCGCTGGGCGACGCGGACCTGGACGAGATCATCGAGGTCGCGCTGCCCGCGCCGCTGCCGGTGAGCCAACCGCCGACGCCGGTCGGCCAGTCCGAGGGCTATGTGATCAGCTACGCGCAAGGCGAGCCCTACATCCGCTGCCTGCGCTGCGGGCGCCTGAGTCGCAACCGGCGCGACATCCAGGAGCGCTACTGCGGGCACTGCCACCTCTTCCACGATCAGGAGATGCCGCCATGATGCCGTGCGTGGTGTGCCGTCGGCTGACGCTCCGGATCGGGCAGCGGTTCTGCTCGCGGCGCTGCGCGAAGATCTTTGGCCACGCGCGGGGCGACTATGACTACCGGAAGACGGGAAGGAACAAGGAGGCGCGATGATTAGCCTCGACGACCTCGAGAACTGGTTCACCTACCACGTGCCGACGGCCGCACAGACCGCGCAGTACGTGAAGATCCGCGACGCCGGGAAGCTGTTCGCGATGGTGATCCTGGCGAATTCACCGCCGTCGGCGGACCAGACGGCCGCGATCCGCAAGGTGCGCGAGGCCGTGATGACTGCCAATGCCGCGATCGCCTGCGGTGGCCAGTGAAACGCGGCCACCTCTCGAGCACACAGATGGCGAAACTCCACGCGAAGTCGCTGATGAGCACTTCGCTGGCCAAGCACCACACCAGCCAGCTGGCCAGTACCCAGATGAAGCTCCTGCACGCGAAGGCGCGGAAGGCCCTGGCCAGCACGTCGATCCCGAAGGCGCCGCCGCTCCCGAAGCCGATCGCTCCGAGGCCTGTGGCCCCGGCCTCGATCACGCCGCCGAGGCACGCGACCACCAAGACCGGGGTCACGGGACCGCACAAGCGGCCCGTGCCGCGCCCGGTCACCCCCTATCGCACCCGGAAGGGCACCGGACGGAGGAAACGCTAAGACTCCGCACCTTAAGACCACGTGGTCGCGTATGGTGCGGCCGATGGCGTGGTACGACCCGGTCGTCAAGTTCTTCCAGTTCCGTGACATCCCGTCCGGCCGGTTCCGGCCGCCGCCTGCCAACGACACCGAGAAGCCAGTACGCGGCGAAGTCGCCTTCGCTGATCCGCGCAGGCTCTTTCCCGGAACCCAACCCTGGGCGCAATACAACCCATCGCACTTGGTGGGGTCGAAGGGCCTGTATCTCTTCGATGAAATGCGAAGAGACGACCAGGTGAAAAGTGCGTTGGCGTTCAAAAAGTATTCGTGCATCCAGACGGGGTGGCAGGTCTCCTCGCCGGAGGGTAAAGCGAAGAATTGGAACGTCACGCAGTTCGTCGACTGGGTCCTCCGCAACATGGACCCGCTCGAGGTGGGGTCGCCGACGCTCGACAACGACCTGTACGAAATTCTGTCGTGCCTGGACTACGGCTACTCGGTCACGGAAAAAATCTGGGAGGAGATCACCGAAGGCCCGTGGAAGGGCCACGTCGGCTTAAAGGCCCTGAAGACCCGCGCGCCTTGGGGCCTGGTGTTTAGCCAGGACGAGTTCGGCAACCTGCTGCCGGACGGCATCGTCCAGCAGATCAATACGGTGCTGCCGGGCGGCCGTCTCCCGCGATCGAAGTTCGTGATCATGTCGTATCAGTCGCAGTTCGGCAATCCGTATGGTGTCTCGGATTTGGAGGCTGCCTACACCGCCTGGTGGTCGAAGCACAACGCCCAGAAATGGCTCGCGATGCTGCTGGAACGCCTGGGCATTCCGCCGATCTTCGGCCTCTACAATCCCACGCGGTACGTGACGCCGACGGGCACTGGCCGCACGGCGATCGACGATCTGAAGACGATTTTTCAGAACCTCCAGGCGGCGACCTTCGGACTCATTCCACGGCCTGACAAGGACGCGCTGGACTTCTGGTCGCCCGACCTGGCCGGGAACGCCACGCGCGTGTTCTTGCCGTCCCTGGAGTATTTCAACAAGGGCATCTCGCGCGCCATCCTGATGCCGGACCTGCTGGGGATGACTCACGATAGTAGTCAGGGGTCCTACGCGAGAGCCAGGGTCCACTTCGACGTGTTTTTGCTGGTGGTGACGGCCATCCGCACCCAGCTCGAGGCGATTGTGATGAACCACCAGGTGATCAAGCCGCTGGTGGACATCAACTTCCCGGGCGTGACCGACTATCCGCAGTGGTCGTTCCTGCCCATGACGGACGACCAGCGGAAGGACATGCTCTCGCTCTGGGTCAGCATGGTCGAGAAGGGCGTGGTCACCAACCTGCCCGAGGACGAGGCGCACATCAGAGAGTTGATCAAGTTCCCCGACATGGACAACCCGAATCTGGAGCCGCCGTCGTCGAAGATGTATCCACCGCCAGTGCCGTTCGGAGCCACCGAGGGGCCGCAGCCTGGCGTGGAAGGCCCCGGCGGGATGCCGCCGAAGAATCCGCCGCCGAAGCCTGCGCCGACGTCAGCGACTCCGCTGGGCGGCCCGAACGGCAAGAAGCCGCAGACCGTCCCGCCGCCTCCTCCGCGTCCGAGCCAGCGCTAAGAATTTATTTCGTCGGCACGTGGTTTCGCGCTCAGGATGCGTCCCGTATGGCGGGTGCGGCGCGACACTACGTAATCGAGAAGCGTGGTTCGCAGTGGTGCCTGCTCACCCAGGACAAGTCACGCGTCCTGGGGTGCCACCCATCCGAAGCCGCCGCCGCCGCGCAGGAAGCAGCGATCACCAAGGCACAGGCGGCGCGCAACCACTCGGCCTTGCACGACATCAAGAACGCCGAGATTTTCAGAACTGGGAAATGGAACGGCGATACCTACGACGAGTCGGACCTCGACTCGATGATCGTCGCCGCCTCGCAGGTCGGCTTCGGTGTGCCGATCAAGCAGGGGCACAAGGACGTCTCGGGCGAACCCGCTCTCGGCTGGGTCGAGAACCTGCGCCGCGAGGGCGGCGTCCTCTTGGCGGACCTGGTCGGCCTGCCCGAAAAGATCTTCGAGGCGATCAAGGACCGCGCGTTCGACGCCGTCTCGGCTGAAATTTTCTGGGACCTCGAGCGGAACGGCGCGTCGTATCCACGGGTGCTCAAGGCCCTGGCGCTCCTGGGGGCCGAGGTGCCCGCAGTCGATTTAAAACCGCTGCGGGCACTGTTCAGCGCCGACGCCTATCCGATGCCGCCGCATCTGCAAGCCCTGAGCTACGTGACCGACCTGAAGATCAGTCAGGTCTCGGCCGGGCCGAACTCGCACGCCGACAACATGGGCGACGGCGCCGAGAAGGCGCAGCACACCGAGCCGGACGAGGACGACAAGGGAGAGAAGGGGACCAAGCCCGACTCGGACGGCACCTGTCCGGCCGGGAAGGTCAAGGGGCGCGACGGGCTCTGCTATGACGCCGACACCACGTCGGTCCCGGCGAAGAATAGCGCCCGGGCGCGGCAGCACGACGAGAACTCGCCCGCAGCACTGTCGCCGCCGGTTGCCGCCACCGGAGCCTCGCAGTTTCCGCCGCCGAATCCCGACATCGTCCAGCCCTATCCGGACGGCCTCTGCCCGCCGGGCTACGACAAGGGCAACGACGGGAAGTGCTATCGGATCAACGGCGAGTCACGGTCGACCCAGACGGTGCCCCAGGCGCTCGCGCGGACGAAGAGCGTCCAGCTCTCGCGCGAGATCGTCGAGGAACTCTGCCCGGGCTGCGCCGACCAGATGGTGAAGGCGAAGATCACCAAGCTGAAAATCCCGCAGCGGCCGGACGGCACCTGGGACTTTAGCGTCCTCAAGAACTTTACCGGCTTCTCGCAGGGGCTGTGCGACAAGTGGGGCGAGTCCGAGGGCTTCCGCACGCGCTGCATGGACGGGATGCAGGGCGACGTGGATGACGTCGGTGCCTTCTGCAACGCGCTGAAAGAATGGTGCGGCTTGTCGCTCAGTAACTCCGAAAAGAGCGGCTCGGTGCACACCCATCGCAGCAACGGAGCGAACCATATGGCAGACCACGTCGACCTCAACGAGGGCCAGATCATCGTCACGATGGCCGAAATCGACCATCTGCGCCGCCGGGCCGAAAAGGCCGACCGTCTGGAGCCGCTCGAGAAAAAGCTCCAGGACGAGAAGCTGAAGAACGACGAGATCGAAGAGCGTCGCCGGGTCGACCGCATCGCGTACAAGATGCGCGACGTCCGCCTGCCCGCGTTCCGTCCGTACATCAAGACCCTCTATGAGATCGCGTCGACCACCGCCCCGGGTCTGAAGATCTATTCGGTGGCGAGCCGCGAGCAGCTGGACGCCGAGGGCGTGGTGGAACTCCTGGTCGAGGAGCTGAACAAGCAGGCGAACTATCTCTTCCAAACCCTCTCGGTGGGCAACGGCAACAAGCGCAACCCGGACGAGCCGGATGAGCTGCAGGACAAGATCCAGTTCCGGGTGCAAGCCTATTGCCGCGCGAACAAGCTGGACGCCGTCAAGGACTACAAGGTGGCGTTGCAGGCGGTGCTCGCGGCCGACCCCGACCTCAAGCTCGAGTACGCGCGCACGTAAAGGGAGACGCCGATGGCTGAGTACGGGTACCAGTGGTCCGAGACCTTCCAGACGTCGCAGGACTTGTCGCAGGCGCTGTATCACGGCGTCACGTGGGTGTCGCAGTGGCATGTCGGCCTGGCGTCGAACCCGGCGGATCGGAACCTCATCGGTGTGTTGCAGAACAAAGTCCCGCCGCCGATCTCGGGCGCGCCCGACATGAGCTGCACGGTCGCCTACCACGGCCGCTCGAAGATGGTCGCGGGCGGTGCGGTCTCGGCGGGCTCGAAGATCACCGTCAACGGCTCGGGCCGCGCCGCCGCCGTCGCGTCCGGCGGCATGTGCATCGGCACGGCGCTGGAAGCCTCGTCCGCTGACGGCAACATCATTTCAGTGCTGCTGATGCAGCCGACGCCCTGGTTCTAAACGGAGGGTTAGATGCCACCTGGAGCCGTTTCTGCCGGTCCATACGCACACTATGACGCGATGCTCACGAACCTCAGCATCGCGGCGTTTGCTGCGACCGCTGAGCAACAGGGGTTTGTGGCGCAGGACATCTTCCCGATCGCCACGGTCCCGAAGCAGAGCAATAAATATTACGTGATCGACCCCGACTCCTGGCTCCGCGTGGGGGATACCCGCCGGGCGCCGAAGGACCGGCCGAATCGCATCGAGTTCAAGCTCTCCTGCGACGGCTACTTCGCGCTGAACTACGCGCTGGCCGGGGACATCGCGAAGGAAGACCTGGCGAACCAGGACGCCGCCGTGATGCTGCGCGAGAACACCGCGCAGGTCGCACTCCAGGGCTTGCTCCAGGACTTGGAGCAGCGGGTCGCCAACCTGGTCACCTCCGGCGCGAACTGCGGCTCGTACACCGCCGTGCCGTCGAAGTGGTCGGATCTGACCAACTCGAATCCGCTCGTCGACATCACCACCGCGCACTCGTTTATTCGGCGCAACACCGGCCTGGTGGCGAACACGCTGGTGATCGACGAGGACACGTTCCAGACCTTGCGCCGCCACGCCCGACTCCTGGACCTCTACAAGTACACCAGCGGCGGCATCTTGAACGACGGCCAGATCGCGGCGGCCATGGGCGTGCAGCGGCTGCTGCGCGGCCGGGCGGTCCGCAACCTCGCCATTGAGAACGCGGCGGCCTCGATGCAAAACATGTGGGGCAACAACGCCCTGCTCTGCTACGTGGCACCGCAGGCGACCGGCCTCATGACCGCCACCTTCGGCTTGCAGATCCGCTGGACGCCGGATGGCATCCCGGCTCCGTTCGCGGTCTTCAGGTACGACGACCCCGACCCGGGCAAGAAGGTCGAAGTGGTGGAATCCAGCTATTATCAGTCGGAAAAGATCGTGGCCAAGTCGCTGGGCTACCTGCTGACGAGCACGCTGTAGCGGATGGAGCTGATTTTCACGCGCGACGTGGGCGGTTTCCACGCAGGCGAGATCCTCGAGCTGGACTGGGGATTCGTCGCGGACACGCTGCGCGTGAAGCACGGCATCACCGACCCGATCGAAACGTACACCATGTCACTCCCGGATGCGGCTCGGCGGTACGTGGCGACTTTGACGCCGCGCGATGCCGCCAGCAAAGTGAGCCGCAAGCTTGTCACTCCTTGACTTCGTCTTCTGCGTGCCGGGCCTGGCGTTCTCGGGTGACACACTCAAGACCGGTTCGCTAGGCGGCTCCGAGACCGCCGGTCTCTGTCTGGCCCGCGAGCTGGCCGCACTCGGCCACCACGTCACGATGTTCTGCAACACCCCGAAGGTCGGCGTCTACGACGGTGTGAACTACCACCAGCTGGACGACTTCCGCCGGTACGCGCGCCAGGCCCCGCATGACGTCACGGTGGTGCAGCGTGCGCCGCAGCTCTTCGGGCAGCGCATGAACTCACGCCTGAACGTCCTGTGGCTCCACGACATGGCGCTGGGACGGGAGGCGAACAACTTTCGTTCGGTCCTGTGGAACGTCGACAAAGTCGCGGTCCTGAGCGACTACCATGCGCACCAGGTGGGCATCACCTACCAGATCGCCGAAGGCGAGCTCCTGTGGCAGACCCGGAACGGGATCGACCTGGATCTGTTCCCGGCGGCCGCAGCCCACGACCCCTACACGCTAGTCTTCGGTGCCCGGCCGGAGCGGGGCCTGGACGTGCTCCTGGGCGAGATCTTTCCGGCCCTCCTGAAGGAGGAACCGGCGCTGACGCTCTACCTGGCGAGCTATGGCAACGCCGTGCCGCAGCTCCGCGACTTCTACGAGGCCTGTGGCCAGAAGATCGACGCGCTCGGCGAGCGCTGCCGCCATCTGCAGCCCATGTCGAAGCGCGACTACTACACCTTGCTGGCGTCCGCCGGGGTCTACGTCTACCCGACGCCGTCGCCGCTCCACAAGGGCTTCGCCGAGATCTCGTGCATCACGGCGATGGAGTGCCAGGCGGTCGGCCTGCCGATCGTCACCTCGCAGCGCGGCGCGCTCCCCGAAACCATCGCGCGCGGCGCCGGTGTCCTGCTCCAGGGCGACCCCTGGACGCCGGAATACCGGGCGAAGTTCGTCGAGGCCGTCCTGAACTACGTTCGCCACCCGGTCGACCGGATCCAGGCCGGGAACATGGGCCGGGCGCTGGCCCAAAGCCTGAGCTGGGCCAAGGTCGCGGAGCAGTGGGCCGAGGACTGCGAGCGGTTCATCGTCGAGCGCAACGAATCGCCGTCGCGCCTGGTGCGGCACTTCTGGCGGCGCAGCGACATCATGGCGGCCAAGGCCGTCATCGCCGACCTGGAGCCCGGAGCCGAGAGGGAGCGTCTGGAAGCCCTGGTCGCTCCCTGGAACTTCGCGGATGCGGGCGCACAGGGGTTGAGCGAGCAGTATGAGAAGATCGGGCAGACCCACACCGAGGCCTACGAATCCAGTGCCCGGGAGACCCGGTTCGGCGTTCTGAAAGACTGGATGGAGCGGCACCCCGATGCTCAACGCATTCTGGATTTCGGCTGCGCGCAAGCGGGGTATATGGGGAACCTGGCGCAGCACCTCGGGCGCGACTGGCTCGGTGTGGACATCGACCAGCACGCCCTGCGTCTCGCCAGTCAGCACCTCCGCAAGCACGTCACCAACCCTGACGCCCGCGTCCGACTCAAGCGGGGCGATGCGTCGGTGGATCTCTCGGATGAGAAGCCGTTCGATTGTCTGGTGGCGTTCGAGATCCTGGAGCACGTCCCGGACCCGACCGCACTGCTGGACTCGCTTGAGCGGTGGGTGAAGCCGGACGGCTGGGTCGTCATCACCGTGCCGCACGGCCCGTGGGAGTGGATCAGCTACCACACCTACGAGCACCGCGCGCATCTCTGGGAGTACGACCAGCACGACCTGCGTGACCTGCTGGGCAAGAAAAAGAACCTCCGGATCGACTGCCTGCTCGGCATGGTCGAGCAGTCCTGCGACGAGCCGATCGGCTGGCACCTGATCCAGTATCAGGTTGACGGCACGCCGACCGGCACCATCGACCTGACGCGGAAGCGCCGGTTGCAGCGGCCGCGCGAGACCGTCAGCCTGCTGATGATCGCCGGTGCCGATGCCGGTCAGACCATGGGGTGGGCGCTGGACCCCGACCGCCTGCTGGTCGACGAGATCATCATCGGCAACTGCGGCGGCAAGATGTCGGACCTGGCGAAGCTGATCGCCGAGGGCGCAGGCGCGAGGATCATTGACGTCGACGACCCGGTCGAGTCCGGCTTCGAGGTGCCGCGCAACCAGCTACTGCCTTACGCCACCATGGACTGGGTCCTCTGGCACGACACCGACGAGCGGCTGATCAACGGCGCGCGCGCCCTGAAGTATCTGCGCTCGCGCGGCTACTATACGGGCCTCGCGTTTAAGCAGCACAACTTCTCGTGCGAGTCGCGCCAGGATCCCATGACCCCCATCCGCTTGTTCCGGCGCGGCCCGCGCGCCGACGGTGCCGTGATGCGGTGGCACGGCATGGTGCACGAGCACCCGGAGTACAAGGTCAACGAGGGGGTCGGCCAGTGGATCGTCATCACCGACGCCCACCTCGCCCATCTCGGCTATCTGAGTGACGACACCGTCATCCGGAAGTACAACCGGAACCTGCATCTGCTGCGCCGCGACATCGAGCGCAACCCGGACCGCGTCCTGCAGAAGCACTTCCTCTGCCGCGATCTGATCGTCCACGTCAACGGCGATCTGAACATGACCGGCGGCGTGCTGACGCCGGACATCAAGATGCGCTGCGACGAGGTCGTGAGGCTCTATCGCGAGTATTTCCTGGGCAAGCCGGTGTTCTTGAACACCGACACCATCCAGTACTACTCGCGGGCGCTCGAGATTCTGGGCGAGGGTGTCGAAGTGCAGTGGGCCTGGGGTGCCGACGGGCAGGCCTCCGAGATGGGCGAACCAAGGAAGGTCCGACTCGCCAACTACGACGAGGTCGAGCGTGAGTTCAACTGGCGACTTCGCGAACTCGTCACACCCAAGCTGGCAGAGTGGTGGTGATGAAGCTGCTGCGAATCGTGGCCCCGCACTTCGTGGCCGGGATCATCCTGGGCGACATCGCCATTGCGCCGATCATCGCCTTCATGCGCGGGTGGGATGAGACCCGGGTCCGGGACTACTGCGCGAAGCGCGGCTGGTTCGTGGAGGACCTGGGATGAGCACTCCGCTGACCTACACGACGCCAACGCTGGTGATCGCGGCCTTCCCTTGGGCCAACGCCGAGAACAAGGAAATCGTCCCGGAGATGATCGAGACGGCGGTGGATTGGGCGCAGGCTGAAGTCAACGCCTATATCGCCGGGCGCTATGCACTGCCGCTCGCCAACCCGGTGCCCCTCCTGACGCGGATCGCGACCGACCTGGCGATCTACTTCGTCTGGACCGCCCGGCCGTTCACGCCGCCGCCGCGCGTGGTCGAGACGGCGTGGCCACTGCGGTATCAGAACGCGATCGCCCTGTTGGTCAACATTCAGGCCGGGCAGATGGCCCTGGTGGACGTGACCGGCGTGATCGTGACGCCGGGCGTGGTCGGCAGCGCCTGGTCCAGCACCATGAACTATCAGCCGACCTTCGCCGACGGTCTAGACGACCGGATCTCGCGCGTCGACCCCGATAAGGAGGAGGCCGCGAAGAACAGCCGGTACTGGATCGGCCCGTGGGGGATCCCGCGCCCGGGCTGGTGATGAACCCGAAAGACGACGTCATCCTGGCGCTGATGCAGGCGAGCGGCGACCTGGTCGACCTGGTGCGCGGCCAGTTCTTCGACGAGGTACCGGACCCGAACGTCTGGTATCCCTGCGTGGTCTACAACCTGGCCTCGCAGTCCCCGGAGCGTCACATTCGGGGCAGCGCCGGGGTCGACGAGGCGCGGGCCACCGTCGAGGGCTGGGCGCTCACTGCCGCCGACATGCGCGCCGTGGGCGAAGCCCTGCGCGAAGCACTGGACGGGCAGAGCAGCACCCTGGGGTCCCCGATGTGGTCGGTCGCGCTGGTGCGCTCGCAGGACGGCTGGGAGCAGAACTGGCAGCTGTATCGGGTCACGCAAGACTACGTGGTCTCGCTCGAGACGGTGGTGACCGGCACATGAGTAACCTCCGAATCGAGGTCAAGGGACTCGCGGAACTGAAGCAAAACCTGAGTGACTTCGAGCCGAAGCTCCGCAACGACGTGTACCGGGCCGCGCTGAAAGCGTCCGGGATCGTCCTGGCGGAAGGCATGGCGGCCCAGGCGCCGCGTGCGCAGCAGCACCAAGTGAAGCGCGGCGGGAAGCCCTATCCCTACCCGCTCTATCAGTCGATCGGGAACGCCGTCTACGTGTCCTCGAATGACGCGCGCGTCGACGTGGGGCCGATGTATCGAGCCTTCTGGGGCAAGTTCCAGGAGCTCGGGACCCGGTATCAGACGGCTCGCCATTTCATGACGGAGTCGTTCCAGAACTACGCACCTGCCGCGCTCCAGGCTCTCGAGGAGACGATGCGCGAGGCGATTGCGGCAATGCCACAGGTTGGGCGCGGCGCGCCGCCGACGACATAGGAAGGGGAACAACCCATGCTGAGCGGACAGGTCGAAGTTCAGGCCGCACTCACCGAGGCGCTCACGGCCATCCTGGGCAGCACCCCGTCCTGGGGCCTGAATTACAACCCGCAGTTCAACTTCCTGAACGGCGTGGGGGCGAACCAGGCCGATACGATCTATTCGGGCCAGCGCACGATCGCGTCCTCGGGCTCGCCGGATTCGGTGAAGCTGACGGTGACCTTGAAAGACCCGCTCGGCCAGACCGCGACCTTCGTGAAGGTCAAGGCGATCCTGGTCGACACCCAGAACATCCCGACGCCGAACACCACGAACCTCATCATGGGCGGCGCCGCCTCCAACGGCTTTCAGGGTCCGTTCGGTGCGTTGACGCACACCATCACCATCAAGCCCGGCGAGTTCATCGCGTTGGTCTCGCCGGGACTCGCGGGCTGGCCGGTCACGGCGACGACGGCGGACATCTTGCAGTTCGCCAATTCCGGGGCGACGCCCGTGGTCTACAACGTCACGATACTCGGGACGAGCGCGTAAGAGGGGGACCGTATGTCGCAGAACGCCGTACTCACACAAGGCACAATTCTGCAACGCGGCGACGGCGGCACGCCGGAGGTCTTCACGGCCGTCCCGGAAATCACCGCGATCACCGGCCCGACCGCGACCAAGGCGCAGATCGACGTCACTGATCTGTCGTCGACGGCGAAGCAATTCCTGGGCGGCCTGGCCGACTTTGGTCAGATGACGGTCGAAATCCACTACATCCCTGGTAACGCCGTGCACACGGCAATCAGAAATGACTTCATCAACGCCGCGTCGCCCGTGCACAACTGGAAGCTGCTCTTCGTGAATAGCCACCAGTGGGCGTTCCAGGCTTTCGTCATGGGGTTCCCGGGCAACACACAGATGGACGCCACGCAGAAGGGCACCATCACCCTCCGGCTGACGGGGCCGGTCGTGGAGACCTAAGATGAACGACTTGCGGGCACGCATTCTGGGGACCAGACCGAAAATCCTGACGCTCGACGTTCCGGAGTGGGGCGACGCGACGGTGGGCGTGCGCAGCCTGACGATCAACGAACGCCTCTCCTTCGAGGCCGAGAACGGCTCGCTCGACGAGATCGATCGAAAGACGCAGCGCGACAAGTACAACCAGTGGCTGGTGCGCTATGCCATGGCCTGCACATGCCAGCCCGACAACCCGCAGCGCCTCTTCGGGCCAGAAGACGAGCAGGCCCTCCGCGCCACGTCGGCGCTGGCGATCGAGCGGATCTGCCTGGTCGCCATGAAGGTCAATTCCATCACAGCCGCCGAGGTCGCGAAGCTGGGGGAAGGCTCCGGCGAAGCCCGCAATGGCGCTTCGCCCTCAAGCTCGCAGCCCATCTCGGCCTGACAATTGAGCAACTCTGCGACGGACGCATGTCCGGCGAGGAGTTCGCCTTGTGGCGCTCGTATGACTGGATCAGCCCGCTAGGCGGCGAGCGCGCCGACCGGCACGCCGCACTCATCTCGTCTCTGATCTTCAACGCCAATCGCGCGGCGAATACCGAGCCGCTGGGCGTCGATGACTTCAATCTGTTCCGCGACCCTCCCCGCCAGCTCTCGCGCGCTGAAGAGGAGGAAGCCTTCCGACTCCAGTTCGTTGAGCGCGGCTTCACCGTGGTGAACAAGGTGGCGTGATGCCGAACTACATCGGTGAAATCCTCGTCAAGCTGGGGCTCGATGTCGCGGACCTCAAGACGGGCATGGCCCAGGTCCAGAACGACGTCGAGAAATTCGCCGAGACACTGTCGGCCGGTTTCGCTGGAGTCGCCGCCGGGCTCGGTCTCGGGGTCGCCTACGAGGCCCTGAAGAACATCACCGAGGCGGCAGTCGAGGCTGGCACCGAGCTCATTCGAGTCTCCGAACGGCTGAACATCACCACCGACGCTCTGCAAAACTTCCAGAACGTGGCCCGCGAGACCGGCACGCCAGTCTCCGAAATGGAGCGGGCTCTCGGGCGCCTCGACATTCTGCTGGAGCAAGCGGCCCAGGACAACACTCGTGCGCTGCAAATCTTCGCCCGCCTGGGAATGGCCTGGAAGGACGAGGCGGGCAACACCAAGCAGGTGGGCGACGCGCTAGGTGAGTTCGCCGACCACCTGAACGCGCTGCCGACCGCCGGTGAAAAGCTCCTGGTGCTCCGCGACGCCATGGGTCGCAACTCCCAGGACATGCTGAACTTCTTCAAGGTCGGCGCCGCCGGGATGGACGAGATCTCGCGGAGCACCGTCAAGATGTCGACGGACTCCGCGCAGGCGCTGAAGCAGGTCGGCGATCAGTGGGAGCGGACCTGGAGCACGGCGAAGACCGTGTTCTTCGAGGCGCTGGTGGGGTCGCAGATCCCGACGATCATCACCGGCTACCTCAAGATGTTCGAGGAGATCGGGAAGGCGCTCGACCTCATTGGCAGCAAGATCACCGGTGTCGCCACCGCCATCAAGAACTTCGGGGTGTCGGCCGCGCAATATCTGGGGCTCGCCGCGACGCCACCGCCGGAAAAGTTCGGGCCGCCGACGCCGCCACCATCTGGCGGCGAAACGCCGACCCTGGAGCAGCGCCTCGCCGACGTCAAACAGCTCCAGGCCTTGTCCGAGGCAGCCATCACGAAGTCGGAGGCTGCGGCGCGAGCGGTCGTCCCCACGGGCACCGAAGGGCAAATCCAAAACCTTCAGATCCAGATCAGCGCGCAAAAGCAACTCAACGACGTCATCCAGGGCGGCTATCAAGCCAACATCTCGCTCCTCCAGAGCTTTGGTGGGTCGCAAAAGCAGATCGCCGATCAGACTGCCGCCGCCGCGAAGGCGGATGCCGCCAACTTTGAAAAGACCTCGGTGCTCCAGCGGAACCTGGCCCTGGAGCAGCAGAAGCTCGCCGACCAGACCGCCGACCGCAACAAGAAAATCGAAGACAGCAACGCAGCCGTCCGCGACTCCTATGCGGAGCTCCTGGCCGGTGGGGATCCCGTCCAGAAGCTCGCCGCCCAGACTCAGGCCTCCTCCGACGCCACCGACCGCACCATCGAGAATCTCAGGGCGCACATCAAGGACCTCCAGGACGCGGCGGCGAAAATCGGCTACCCGGTCGAACAGACCGACGAGTGGAAGAACGCGACGGCCGCTCTGACTGAGGCGCTGAACAAGCAAGACGTCCAGATGCAGAAGTTCAGCGCACAGTCCGGCCAGCAGTTCTACAAAGGCCAGCAGCTGATCATCGACGCCACGTATCAGATGCGGAAGGCGAACGATGATCTCTATGCGGCGCAGCAGCGGTCCCAGCTCGCGCCAGTGCCGCAGAACGAACTGAGGTTCCTCCAGCAGAACATCGACGCGGTGCAGCAGGCGACGGCCAGCGAGACGGCTTACTGGGAGGAGAAGCAAAAGACCGCCCTGGCCGAGAAGGACTACGCCACCGTCGTGCAGGCGTCCATCCATCTCAACGACCTCAAGATCAGCGGGCAGAAAGCCCTCACCGACGCCACCACGGCCTACGCGAACGCCCAGCAGCGGGCGATGGACCAGCTGCAATCGTCCAACGACATCGCGCAGAAATCGTTCGACCTGCTGGGTGGTGAAGTCGATCTGGTCGCGGCCAAGCTGAACAACTACAACCAGATGATCAACACTCTGCTCCAGCAGAATCAGGACGTCCCGCAGTCGCTGCTCGATGCCCGGAACGCGATGTGGAACCTGAACCAAGTCTCCGAATTCCTGCACTCCACGCTCCAGGACGTCGGCAACGCGTTCGGGAGGTTCGTTCAAGACCTCCAGTCAGGCACCAAGACGATTGGACAGGCCTTCGCCGACCTGGGCAAGGCGATCTCGCAGGCGCTGATGAACGAGGTGATCAAGCAGGGGATCCAGCTGGCCGAGCGGTACCTGAACGTGTTCCTGGGCGGTCTCGCGGGCGGTGGCGGCACGGGCAGCCCGTTCGCTGATACGAGTGGCGCTGGCGCGTTCGGCACCCCGTATACGTTTCAGACGTGGTCCCCCGCTGCCCAAGGCGGCATCGTGACGAAGCCCACGTTCATCCTGGCGGGCGAGTCCGGGCCGGAAGCCATCGTGCCGATGGAGCAGCTCCAACGGCTCCCGGTGATGGCCGGGACTGGTGGCGGCGGCACCACCATCAACATCATCAACCAGCACCCCTCGGCCGACGTGCAGCAAGAGACCTCGACCACCGGCACCGGCCAAGAGGTGCACAACATCATCATCCGTGAGATGAACCGCTCGGTCTCCAACGGCGAGATGGAGAGCATCTTGAAGCCGTATGCGCTGCGGCGCGTACCGACGGGGCGATAAATGCCGACAGTTACCGACAACTTTACCGTCGACAATCTCGCGACCAACTATGCCGTCCAGACCTCGGAGTGGGCCGGAGGCGTCTCGGGCGGCGTCTTCAACTACACGGGCGCGTATCCGACGGGCTATCGGCGCACGGCTGAAACGTACCTGAGCGATCACTCCTCGCAGGCCACGTTCAAGCCCGCCCCGGCGGCCGTCTGGGACATCGCGGTCCGCATCCGCTGCTCGGCGACGAGCCGCCAATACTACGCGGGTGGCGTCGCGCCGAATGACTTCGGCCACAACCGTTACGCGATCTGGAAGTACACGGCCGGAACCTACGGCGTGGTCGCGGTCCACTCGACGCAGGTCGGCCTGGCGAACGATGTGGTCAAGCTCGCCGCCGTCGGCGCGACCCTCTCGCTGAGCGTCAACGGCACCGTCATCCTCACGGCGACCGACAGCGACTTCAGTGGCGGCTCGCCCGGCTGGGGCGGTGGCGCGCCGACGTCGCCGCTGGCCTTCATCGACGACTGGACCGGCGACGACGGCACGTCGGGCGGCGGCGGTGGCGGCACGAAGTCCGACAACTTCTCGGCCGACACCATCACCTCGGGCGACTGGGTCGCGCAGACCAGCGAACTGGCGGGCGACATCTCGGGCGGCGCGTGGCGCATCACCAGCGCGAGCGCGTGCGGCATCCGGCGCGTCAAGGAAACCTACACCGGCGATCACTTCTCGCAGGCCACCGTCCAGCCGGTCACCGGGATCTACGACCAGGAAGTCCGGGTCCGCTGCCAGGCCGGTGCCCGCACGTACTATGCCGCCGGGTGCGATCCGAACGATTTCGGCGGCACCCTCTATCGGATCTGGAAACTCGTCGGCACGCCGTCCTGGGCCTGGACGCTGCTCGCGTCCCATGCGTCACAGAACATGGCGTCTGGCGACGTGGTGCGCCTCACCGTCTCGGGCTCGACGCTCACCCTCCGGGTCAACGGCACCGACATCCTGAGCGCGAACGACACGACGCTGACCGGCGGCGCACCAGGGCTCGGCGGCGCGGCCTCGACCTCGCCGCAGGGCGCGTGGGACAACTGGTCCGGCGATGACGTCGCGGGCACCGGCGGCGGCCCATCTGGCGCACCGAATCCGCTCCTGCTCCCGGCCGCCATCACATCGCAGCACCCGCTCCTCACGGCCTACGACGCCCTGAACGTCCCGGCCATCGTGGCGGGCGGCACGTACTTCGATCCAACGACCGGCGTCAAGGTCTACAAGCTGACGTCGGCCGTCTTCCCGCTCGCGAACACGCTCGGGCTCTCGCACGACTACGCGGAAGGCGGAGCGGAACTCTCGCTGCCGCACACCGGCACGACGCGCACGGCGATCGTCCGCAATCGCGACACGCTGGCCTGGTGGGCGCTCGACTTCACGCCCGGCGTCGGCGTCAGCAACCCGCGCATCCTGCCGACCGCGCTCCAGCCCAACATCGACATCGCGTTCGCGTTCTCGCAGAACACAGCGACGCCGTACCACTGCTATGTCGGCACCGCCGATGCGGTGAAGAAATTCGACGTGCGCACGATGACCGAAGTGGTCGGCAGCGGCTTCCCGATCGCGGAGCCTGCGTCCTATCCCTGCTGGCTCCAGCTGTCGAAGAACGACGAGTTTCTCGTCTACATGCTCGGCGCGAACGGCCCGAACGTGGTCGGCTACGACACGGCCTCCCAGACGCGCAAGATGGGCGTCGGCGGCCCGGGCGGCATGTTCGGCACCTTCACGGTCAACGAGCCGCGCGTCGACCGCGCGGGTCGCTACATCGCCTACGCGATCGGCACCGGCAGCGGCACGCCGGGTGACCCGACCGTCGTCTTCTGGGACTTCAACACCGCGACCTTCACCTGGGTCGCGCCGCGCCTGCCACCGAACAATGCGGGCGGCACCGGGATTCCCTTCGGCCACGTCGCCTCGCTCTGCCGCCGGTTCGCGGGCGTGCAGTGGGACGGCAGCTATCCGCCGCCCTACTGGGAACTCGATCCCAGCGTGCCGAACAGCCAGGTCGTCCTCTCGGGCGGCACGTGCTCGGGCATTCCGCTGCACTGCAACGGCAACTGGGTCCAGCCGACGGTGGGCGTCGACGATCAGTGGTATCTCATGTCGCAGTACGGCAGTCTCGAATCCGCGCCGCCGTTCGACACCGTCGCGTGGCTCTTCCCGGGCGGCATCTTGCTCTCGACCTCAAACGGCCAGCGGCGCGCGCTGGTCCATCCCTACAGCGTCTCGAACGACTACTGGCGGCTGACCTTCGCCAAGTTCAGCACCGACGGCGCGTACGTGATGTTCAACTCCGACATGCACGGCACCGGCCGCACCGACGTCTTCATCGCGGAGGTGCCGACCACCCTCGATACGACGCCGCCGTCCGCGCCCGGGACCCCCAGCGCGTCCGCGATCAGCAGCAGTCAGGTCAACGTCACCTGGGGCACCGCCACCGACGACGTCGGCGTCACCGGGTACTTCGTGGAGCGCCAGATCGGCGCTGGCGCGTTCGCGGTCCTGGCCGGAATGCCGATCAACGTCCTGACGTTCAGCGATACGACGGTCTCGGCCTCGACCACGTATGGCTATCGCATCCGCGCCCGCGACGCAGCGGGCAACCTGGGCGCGTACTCCAGCACGGCGACGGTCACGACGCCTGCGCCCAGCGGCGACACGACGCCACCGACCGCGCCGGGCACCCTGTCCGCGACGGCCACCAGCGGAAGCACGGTCAACGTCGGCTGGGGCGCGGCCACCGACAACATCGCCGTCACCGGCTACTACCTGGAGCGCGACTCGGTCGAACTGCCGGGGATGCCCATCACGGTCCTGACCTACAACGACACCGGCCTCACACCTGGCTCGACCCACGCCTATCGCGTCCGGGCGCGGGACGCCGCCGGAAACCGGGGACCCTACTCCAACACGGTCTCGGTGGTGCTGCCGATCACGGCGGACACCACGCCGCCGACGAACCCCGGCTCGATCCAGGCATCGTCCGGCAGTTCCACCACGATGAGCCTGTGGTGGTACGGCTCGACCGACAACGTCGCGGTCACCGGCTATTCGCTGGAGCGCGCGATGGGCGCTGGTTCGACGGCGTTCGCGCCCGTCTCCGGCATGCCGCAGACCGGCACGGCCTACAACGATGCGGGGCTGCTCCCCAGCACCCTCTATCGCTATCGCGTCCGGGCGACCGATGCGGCGGGCAACTGGTCGGGCTATTCGCCGATCACCGATGCGACCACGCAGCCCGCCACCGACTCGACGCCGCCGACCGCGCCGGGACCGCTGACGGCCGTCGCGATGTCGTCCGCACAGGTCAACCTCAATTGGGGCGCGGCGACGGACAACGTGGCAGTGACCGGGTATTTCATCGAGCGGAACAGCGTCGAGTTGCCCGGGATGCCGATGAACGTCCTGAGCTACTCGGACTTCGGTCTGAGTCCCAGCACCCCGTACACCTACCGCGTGCGCGCGGTGGACGGCGCAGGCAATCGCGGCCCCTACGGGAACAACGCCTCGGCCACGACCGCGCCGATCGCGCCGGGCGGCGGCGCCACCCAAGTCTGGCCCACGTCGCTCCCGAGCGTGTTCCAGGCGCAGCCCGGCGCCGTCGAGACCGCTCCCGACATGATGCTCGAAACCCAGATGGACGCTGGACCGCCGAAGGCTCGGCGTCGCTTCACGGCCGCCCCGCGCCCCGTCACCGGCACGCTGGTCCTGACCCAGGCGCAGCGGGCGACCCTGGACTCGTTCTACGTGAACACGCTGCAAGGCGGGGTGCTCCCGTTTGAGTGGACGCACCCGATGACCGGAGCCATCGTGGTCTATCGATTCGTCAAACAGAACGGACTGAAGTATCGGATGGACCAACCGGCGGGCGTGAACCTCATCTATGCCGACCTCCAGCTGAGGATCATGCCGTGAGTCCGCGTTCGCTCTCGTCGGCCGCCAAGGCGGCGCTGACGTTTCAAGAGACCGGCGAAATCTATCTGATGCTCCTGACCATCCAGCACCCGGCGCTGATCCCGTCGCTGTATTTCGCGAACAACAACGCCGACATCACGAGTCGCGGGAACACCTACCTGGCGTGGCCGTTCCAGGTTGCTCTCCCGGAAGAGCGCGAGGATACGGTGCCGACGATCCAGATCGTCATCGACAACATCGACCGGCGGATCATGGCGGGCATCCGCTCGCTGCCGACCGCGCCGACGGTCCTGCTCGAGGTGGTCCTGGCCAGCAGTCCCGACACGGTCGAGGCCGGGCCGTTCAACTTCACACTGCGGGGCGTGGACTACGACGCGCTGACGATCACCGGCACCCTGAGCCCAGAGGACATTCTCAACGAGCCGTTCCCACAGTACACCTACTCGCCCGCGTCGTTCCCGGGCCTCTTCCCGTGAACGTCCCGGACTGGGTCGACGGCTACGTGGGCATCCCGTTCCTGGACGGCGGGCGCACGCGCCTGGGCTGCGACTGTTACGGCTTGCTGTGGCTGACGCTCCGCGAGCAATTCAACGTGATCCTGCCGTCCTATGAGAACGCCCCGTCAGCTCTCGAGCGCGAGGAGGCGTCGGCCATGATCGCGGGGCGGCTCGAGGTCGATCGGTGGGTGCGCGTGACGGATCCGCGCCCCGGCGACGGTGTGCTGCTGCGTGTGGCCAATCGGCCGTGGCACGTGGGTGTCGTCGTCGGCCCGAATCTGTTCCTGCACGTCGCGCCGGGGCAGATCTATTCCGCCGTCGAGCGGCTCGACACCCCTCGCTGGAACCGGCGCGTCATCGGCTTCTATCGCCACGAGGCGATGCGTGTTGAATGACCTGATCCTCCCGGACCTCCTGACCGAGGATTTGGTCCACGTCTCGGCACTGACCAGGCCGTTTAGCCTGGAGCGCGACGCGCTGGACGTCGCCCAGGGGTCCACGATCGCGGAGCTCCTGCTGATGGCTGGCATCCCGCCGGGCACGCCGGTGCGGGTCTACCTCAACGGCGACTTTGTCTATCCGGAGTTCTATCACGTCATGCGGCCGAAGCGTGGTGCCCACATCCTGGTGCGGGTGGTGCCGCGCGGTGGTGGTGGCGGCGGCCAAGGCAAGAACATCGGCTCGATCATCGTGGGACTCCTCCTGATCGTGGTCGGCGTCGCCATCGGCCTGCTCAGCGAAGGCGGCTTCACGCCGCTGACGATCTACATGATCGGCGCAGGCATCTCGCTGGTGCTGTCCGGAATCATCAACATCTTGATTCCGCCACCGACCACGCCGAAGCTGCGGGCGCTCGCGGGCCTCTCGAACCAGGAACCCGAAAGCCCGTCGCTCAGCATTGCCGGATCGTCGAACGCGGCGCGGCCCTACCAACCGGTCCAGCGGGTGTTCGGCACCTTCCGGATCTATCCGCCTTATGCGGCCGTGCCCTACACCGAGATGGTGGGGAGCGATCAATACCTGCGTCTGCTCTTTTGCATCAGCATCGGGCCGACGTGGGTGGAAGACATCCGCATTGGGCAGACCAGCATCAGCAACTACACCAACGTGGAGATGCAGGTCACCACCGGCTCCCCGGGCGACCCCCCGATCACGCTCTATACGACTGACGTCGACGAGCAGGCGCTGAGCGTGCTGCTCCAGTCCGGCCAGCCGCAGATCCGGACGAGCGCCGTGAACGCCGTCGAGCTGTCGATCGACCTCACCTTCCCCGAAGGGCTCGTCTTCTACGACTCGAACGGCAACAAAACCTCGACCGAGGTCGACGTCCAGATTCTGTATCGGCTGACCGGCACATCGGTGTGGGTCCCGGCTCCGGGCGGCAATCCGCTCCAGACCATCGACGCGCGCCAGAATCCCGATCGGAACGGTCTGCGCTGGCGGCCATGTCTGTCGACCGGCCCGACGCCGGGCAGCCAGTGGTATCAGTACGGGCTCGGTGCTTTCGTGGCCAACAACGTGAACAACGGTGACCCGGCCGTGAAGGCGTTCGACGTCAACGCGGGGCCGGTCGGGGCGTTCCTGCTGTTCGACGCCGGTCCGGCAGGTGTGTCCTACGGGCGCGTCGTCATCAACATCCTGGCGACCGGCACACCGTCGACCTGGTACGTCGACGCCTCACCAGACGGTGTGACCTGGTACATCCAGACCCCCGTGTTCTCGGTCGGCTCCACGTCCCAGATGTCGGTGGAGTGGCCCGCGCCCGGCCTGGCGCGCTACTGGCGACTGGTCAAGACGTCCGGGGCGGTCTCGGGACCGGACTACTCCGAGATCCAGTTCTGGGCCGTGTCGACCGGAGCTCAGTTCGACGTGCAGGTGACCCGCCAGACCGTGGACGCGGTCGACCCGCTCCTCCGCAACGTGTGCTATTGGGCCGCGCTGCGAACCTTCGCGCCCGATCCGCCGGTCAAGCTGGCCGGGCTCGCTTTGCTGGCGTTACGGATCAAAGCCACCGACCAGTTGAACGGAGTGATCGACCAGCTGAACTGCCTGGCGCACTCGGAGCATCTGGACTGGGCGACGTATGCCGGGACGGTGCTCGCGGACGATCCGCTCGGCTACTGGCGGCTCGGCGAGATCGTCGGCGCGCCGACGGCCTTCGATGCGACGGGCAACAACCACGCCGGGACCTACGAGGGCGGCCCGGCGCTCGGCGCGCCAGGGCTCGTGGTCAACGACGCCGATACCTCGATGCAATGCGACGGCGCGAACGACATGGTCGACCTATTCACCGGCCTGACACAGATCAACATGGGGGCGATGTCGTTCACCGTCGAGTGCATCATTCGCCCGGCGACGGCGAGCGGCTTCCAGGACATCGTCGGCAAGGGCTTCAACCAGTACACGGCAGGCGGCGGCGGCTGGAGTCTGCTCCAGGCGTCGGGCCTGCTCCGCTTCGCCCGCACCACCGCGACGTTCATCACCGCGCCGCTGGCGGCTGGGCAGACGTACCACGTCGTCGCCACGTTCAACATCGCGAACGGCCTGGCGATGCTGTGGATCAACGGGACGGCGGTCACGAATGCCACCTGGTCGGCCGCCACCTATCCCGACACCTATCCACTGCGCTTCGCCAACGGCGAATACGGCCACTACAACGGCCTGCTCGACGAAGTGGCGATCTATCCCTACGTACTCCCCGACGCGCGCATCGTCGCCCACTACAACGCGATGCAAGGCACGCGCGAATGGATCGTGCAGAACACCAGCAACCCGGCGAGCCACTATCGCGAGGTCCTGCAGAGCGCGGCGAATGCACGGCCGGTGCCGGATTCGCGCCTGGACATCCCGGACTTCCAGGCGTGGCACGAAGAGTGTGACAGCGGCGGCCGGAGCTGCAATCTGGTCGTCGACTACTCGACCGCGGTCTATGATCTGCTCAAGGTCATCGCCGCGACCGGCCGGGCCACTCCGGCGATGCACGACCTGAAGTTCGCCACCGTGCGCGATGTGGCCCAGACGGTGCCGGTCCAGTATTTCACCCCGCGCAATTCGTGGAACTTCAAGGGCACCCGCGTGATCCCCGAAGTGCTCCACGGCCTCAAGGTGACATACATCGACCCGGACGCCGCCTGGCAGCAGGTCGATCGGTACGTCTATGACGACGGCTACGACGCCACGAATGCGACGCAGTTCGAGGCGATCCAGATCCAGGGCGTGACCGACCGCGACCTCGCGTGGCGACTCGGGCGCTATCACATGGCGTGCGCCAAGCTGCGCCGGGAGTCCTACTCGTTCCAGACCGACGTGGAAAATCTCGCCTGTCGGCGCGGCGACCTGGTTCGCCTGGCCCACGACGTTCCCCTGTGGGGCGTGCAGCAAGGGCGCGTGAAGAGCGTGAACGTCTCGGCCGGTAAGGCCACGGGGGTGATCCTGGACGAAGTCTTCCCGATGCTCGCGACCGGTTCCTACACCATGCGCTTCCGACTGGCGGACCTCACGTCGGTCATCGCCGCACTGGTCACCGTGGCGGGCGAGTCGAATACGGTCCAGTTCCAGACGCCGATGGCTCCTCCGTACCCGGACGTCGGGAACCTGGCGATGATGGGGCTGGTCAACAGTGAGACGGTCGAGCTGATCGTCTCGCAGATCCGGCCAGGGCCTGACCTCTCGGCGACCCTAACCTGCGTCGACGCCTCGCCGGGAGTGCTCACGGCGGACCAGGGGAACATCCCGGCCTTCGATCCTCAGATCACGCTGCCGATCGAAGTGAACCGCGACCCGCCGCTGCCGATCATCGACCAGATCGTCTCGGACGAGACGGTCCTGGTGCGCGACCTGGACGGGTCGTTGCGGTCGGCGATCGTCATTTCGCTGCACTATAAGTCCACCTCGAATACGCGCGCCGACTATGTCGAGGCTCGCTACAAGCGGAGCGACTCCACCAGTGGCTTCGAGGTGCTCCCGCGCTATCCGCCGGATGCGCCGTCGATCACGATCGTGGGCGTGGAAGATGGCGTGGCCTACGACCTGCGCGTGCGGACGGTCAACAACGACGGCCCGGCCTCACAGTGGGCTGAAGTGCTCGGCTACGTCGTCGTCGGCAAGAGCACGCCGCCGCCCGCGCCGACGAACCTGCGCCTGATCGGGACGGACCTGCTGGTCTGGGACTACCCGACGCCGCCGCTCGACTTCGACGGCTTCATCTTGCGCCGCTCGCCGGGCGCGACCGGGATCTGGGACACCGGCCTGGCGATGCACGCCGGGATCGTGAGCGCCAGTCCGTTCACGCTCCCGCCGATCATCTTCCACCAGTGGACGTTCATGGTGGCCGCCGTCGACACCTCGGGCAACGAGTCCGCACCGGCGATGCTGACGTACGACTTCGGCAACGCCGCCCTCCACAACCAGGTCGACGCCTACGACTACAAGGCCCACAGCTTCCCGGGCACGATCACGCAAGGCTCGATCGTCGGCGGCAACCTCGTCGCCGATCAGATCTCGACGGGTTTCTGGACGGTCGACGCGAACCGGTTCTGGAGCGCAGCTGGCACCACGCTGTTCTGGGCGGGCGCCTACAAGCAGATGACCTACGTCTTTCAGTACACGCCCGCGTCGACCTCGGCGGGCTGCCGCATCCTGATCGACGACGCCATCGTCGCGGCATCCTGGACACTGGAGTGGATGAAGGGCTCGCTCCCCTTCGCGCCCTACCCGGGCTCGCTCGAAGCGATCACGGCCGAGCTTCACACGTTCCGCCTGATCACGTCGGCGGCGACGATCCAGGGCTCGGTCAGCTTCCTGACCCTCTACGTCGACGCCGACGACGTCTCGGTGAAGCTCGCGAACGTCGCCATCGCCTCGGGCGGTACGCGGCTGACCTTGCCCGTCACCTTCCGGGGCATCACCAACGTGCAGTGCACGGTGATTCTCAACGGCAGTGAAACCGCCGTGACCGCGCGCGCGAACGACAAGCAGAACCTCGCGGGTGCGAACAACGGGCCGATGATCCAGGGCTTCAACGCAGCAGGGACCGGCGTCGCGTGTCACGTCGACGTCGTCATCACGGGGTACTAGATGGCAGAGATCATGCGCGTCAAGGACGAGATCACCCTGGCCATCGAGGCGCGAGACGCCGGGCAGCGCAAGGCGCAACTCGACCTGGGCCTGGTGCCGCTCTGGTCGGTGCTGCCGCCCGGGATCGTCGAGGTGAAGGCGGCGGCGGGCGGGCGCTCGGCGAAAATCGTCGCCGTCGCGTCAGGCGACTGCATCGTGCAGGTCGATGTGCCCGGGATGCAGATGGGGGTCTATTCGATCAGCGTCCTGCCGGAAGCGGCGACGCACCTGGTGGTGGTGAAGCAATGAGAGGAGCACGGCCGTGGTGAACTTCCCAGCCGCCGGATACGTCAGCGACAGCTCGCGCATCGAGTCGGAGATGAAGACCTCGTTCGAGAACTGGCTCGCCGCCACCAAGCAGCTCGCGGGTGGTGTCGCCGAGAGCACACTCACCCTGTCGTCGAGCGGACAGGCCACGCCGTCGAGCTACTTTCATTCGATCGAGACGAACGGTGGCGTGAGTGCGCAGACCTTGAACCAACTGCTCCAGACCAACCTCCCGGATGGGTCGCTGCTCTTCATCTATCAGGCGACGGCGGGCCACGTCGTCACCGTCGCGCATCATGCGGGCGGCGCGGGCGAGGTCTATCTGGGCGACGGCCAGAATGCGGTGCTGACGAACATCGTTCTGGTGCTGCGGCGCATGGCGCTGACGTGGGGCGAGGCGGGCCGGTTCTATTACGCGGGCGGTCATGCGGCCGATGGCGGCCTGTCGATGCGCAACTTCTACGCGCTCGCCGGGCTCGGTCAGAATACGTTCACGGGACGCCAGGAATGGAAGCGCGGCGCCGACATCGCCTCGGCGGCGACACTGACGCCCGGGACCGACGGGAACTGGTTCTGGGTGACCGGGACCACGACGATCGCCAACATCGCGCCGATGCCACCGGGCACGCGCATCGTGCTCGGCTTCGCCAGTGCCGTCTCGCTGACGCACTCGGCGACGTTCTTCCTGGCGGGCCAGACGAGTCGCACGGTGCGCGCGGGCAGTTCCACCGAATTCGTCTCGGTGGCGTCCGGCTATTGGTACGAGCTCGGCGGCGCGGGCGGCGGCGCGGGCGGGGTCCTGGCCGAAGCGAACCCCAATCACTACATCCCGCAATTCGGCGCGGAGGCGTCCTGCTGGGGCGCGACGGTCCCCGGCGGCACGCTGGGCACGGCGAACGCCGTGCGGTTCACCGCGACGGGCTATGTCCTGAGCGGGAGCGCCTCCCCGGCCTCGACCGACAGCTGCGTGGTCTTCAAGCTCTATTACGGCTCGGCGCTCGTCGCGAACTTCATCCTGGGGATCAACGGGCTGCCCAACGCGACGGCGTTTCGGTTGGAAGCCATCGTCAGTGGCTGGGGCGCGACGAATGCCCAGCTGGCCTGGATGGACGTCAGTGCCTCGGTCAAGGTCTGGATTCCGACCGGCTCGGCGGCGTTCCCGCTCGGCATGATGTCTGGTGGCGGCTGCTATGACGCGGGCTACTTCGGCAACCCGGGGCGGGGCAGCGGCGCGATCGACTCGACGGTCGATCAATGGCTCCAGCTGAACGCGTTCTCGCCGGTCGCGGGCGACGCCGCCGTCGAGCACGCCATCCTGGAGAAGGTGTGATCAACCTGCTGCTGATCCGCCGAGACGCCGCGACCAACGGCGATCTGTTCATCGACCGGGACTTCCAGGCCGTCACGCGCGAGGATCCCGACCACGGCCTGGACGCCGGAATGCCGCTCGAGGAGATCCGGGCCGCGAAGCCCTGCGCCATCCCGGCCGGGGCCTATCAGGTCTTTGTCTGGCGGCGCGATGAGATCGACACCCTGGGCCTGGCCGACGTCCCCGGCTTCGTTGGCGTGGGCTTCGAAGAGGCCGGGGACGAAGAGCTCGGGGGGAGCATTGCGGTGGGGCACGAACCGCAAGACCTGGTGGCGCTCCGGCTGAAGATCGCACCGAGAATTCGCGCAGGCGAGCCCTGTTGGCTTACTATTGACCGCGAGACGACGCTGGCCCGATGACCGCCCAGGGCAGCGGGATGCACATCCACGACGGTCATTGGACGTGGCACGCCACGGCGGACGAAAAGAACGCGATGCAGGGGCTAATGTTCATGTTTCGCGCGATCCGGTCTGCCCTGGAGCAGCGAGCCTGGGACGAGTTCGTCCACATGAGCACGTCCGCGATGGAAGCCCACCAGCTGCGCAACGGCATCATCCGCGACGGCCACTATGCGCGCCTGCACTGCTCGAACTGTCACGAAGTCGGTCACACGACCCGCTCCTGCTCGAACCCCGTCCTGACGGAGGGAATGATCCATGTGCTGTACCAGCAAGATCACGACGAGCCGATCGGGCCGCCTCGGCCTCGCAATGGCCAGCTTGGTCCTCGCCTGGGCCGGGGTCTTACTGTGGGCCTGTCCCGCTAGCGCCCAGGCGGCGACCATGACGGCGAACTTCACGTTCGCTGTGCCTGCCGACGTCGCCACCGGGACCTACGTCGACTACAGCACCGGCTCCGGGACCTGGGCCGCTGCCCCGGGCAGTCCGCTGGGGCCGACCGTGACCACATTCACGCAATCGGCCCTGCCGGTGGGCACCGTCAACTGCTGGCGTTTCACGCGCAAGGGCGGCGGCGTAGCCGACGGGGATCCCGTCGTGACGTGCGGCCAGATCCTACTGTTTCGATAGGAGGCAGTAATGAAGCGAGCGGCGTTCGTCCTCCTCGCGCTGATCGGCATCCTGGCGGGTTGCGTCCGGATCACCCAGACCTTCGGGCCGGGAGCGCCGGGCGCGGTGACGACGCCGCAGCAGCAGGCGGCCGCTGCGCCGCGAGCGGGTGGCACCGGAGTCCTGGACGTCTCCTGGACGGCGCCGACGACGAATACGGACGGCACGCCGCTCAACGACCTGGCGAGCTACAACGTCTACTATGCGGCCTCGCCGACGAACCCGTGCCCCACGGGCGGCACCAAGCAGAACGTCCCGTCGCAGACGACGACCCCACCGGCCAACACGACCGTCTCCACCACGCTCCAGAACCTGACGGTCGGCACCGTCTACGACGTCGCCGTCACGGCCGTCGACACCAGCAACAACGAGAGCGCGTGCTCGGCCGGGGCCAGTGCGACGGCCCGGACGAACCCGACGCCGGTCACCAATACCCTGACGGCCCTGAAGACGGGCTCGGGCTCGGGCACGATCACCTCGAATCCGGCGGGCCTCTCCTGTGGCTCGACCTGCGCCGCGAGCTTCGCGGCCACGACGACCGTGACGGTCTCGGCGGTCCCGGCGACGGGCTCGGTCTTCCAGGGCTGGAGCGGCGACTGCACGGCCGACCCCTGCAACCTGGCGATGACCGCCAACCACACCGTCACCGGCGCCTTCGCCCTGACGCACGTGATGAACGTCACGATGAGCGGGACCGGCTCGGGCACGGTCAGTAGCAGCCCGACCGGCATCAACTGTTCGACTGGCAAGTGCTCGGCCTCGTATCCGGACTCGACCAGCGTCCTGCTGACGCCGACGCCGAATTCCGGGTCGATGTTCACGGGCTGGACGGGCGACTGCACCGGCACGACGGTCTGCTCGCTCGCGATGGCCCAGGACCGGAACGTCACGGCCACCTTCGCGCCCGCCTATTCGCTCACGCTGACCAACGCGAGCACCAACGGCGGCACGGGCACGGTTAGCAGTGCGGACGGCAAGATCCTCAACTCCGGCGGGACCAGCACGTACCTCTACGCGCCCGGTATCCCGGTCAACCTCACGGCGACGCCCAGCGGCACCTCGACCTTCGCGGGCTGGACGGGAGCCTGCTCCGGCACGGCGACCGGCTGCACGGTGATCATGAATAGCAACGTGAGCGCGACGGCGACCTTCGCCGGGACGGCTCCGGCGGGCGCGGACTTCACGCTGCGGGTGACGAACGGCGGTCAGTGGTCCGGCATCCAGCACGCCGAGGCCATTCCGACGGCGGGCACGACCTCGACCGGCGTGAACTTCAGCTTGTTGAATGCGGCCGGGACGACGGTGTTCTCCAACGCGGAAGGCGGCGCACCCTGGTGCCTCGCGGGCGACGGCCCAGGCCAGGGCGGCGATCCCTGCGCGGACTTCGACACGACGAAGTACCCGAACGGCAATTACACGCTCTCGGCCGCAATGAGCTACAGCAGCGGCAGCGGCGGGACGCTCACGAAGACGGCGGCGATCACGATCCAGAACGGCGTCACGCCGCCGCCGACGAGCGCCCTCACGGTGACCAAGGCCGGGCAAGGGAACGGCACGGTCACCAGCAGCCCGGCCGGGATTAGCTGCGGCACGACCTGCACGGCGACCTTCACCACCGGCACATCGGTCACGCTGACGGCGGCCGTGGGGAGCGGCTCGACCTTCGGCGGCTGGTCCGGTGGCTGTACCGGCACGGCCACGACCTGCTCGGTCTCGATGACGGCGGCGAAGAGCGTGACCGCCACCTTCAACGTGGCCCCACCGCTGACCTACAATCTCAGCGTGACCAAGGCCGGGACCGGGACGGGCACGGTCACGAGTTCGCCTGCTGGCATTAACTGCGGCACGGCCTGCTCGGCCAGCTACAACGCCGGGACCTCGGTCACGCTGACGGCGGCGCCCGCGACCGGCTCGACCTTCACCGGCTGGAGTGGCGCCTGCACGGGCACGGCCGCCTGTACGGTCACCATGAGTGCCGCGCAGGCGGTCACGGCGACGTTCACCCTGGTGCCGCCACCGCCCAGCAAGAACGGCACGATCCAGAACCTGCAGCCCAGCTTCTCGACGACGCCGATGGCCACGCGGAGTGGGCCGCCGGTCAAGATGCCACCGAAGTCGCCGCCGAAAGCGCCGAAGTGACGTGCGACGCCTTGGCGCCGCGCTGCTGGGGCTCCTGATGTCCTGGAGCTTAGTCGGCGCGGTGATCAATCCGATCTACGGGTCCGCCACCAACGCCTCGAAGGCGGTGACGGCGGGGAACCTGCTCGTCTACGTCGACATGAACAGCCTCGCGGCGCAATCGACGAGCATCAGCGATGGCGTCAATGCCTGGACCAAGATCATCGACATCGCGGACACCGTCAACAACAACCATCTCAGCGTCTTCGTGGCCAAGGCGGCGACGACCGCGACGATCACGATCGTGCCGACGGAGACCGGCGGGGCCGTCACCGAGTTCCGTCAGCTGCTCGAATACAGCACCACGCAGTCGATCGTGGCCGGGTCGTTCGTGCGGACCTCGAACTCCTACACCGGTGGCGGCACCACGGGCACCACCACCGACGGCGTGAACGTCGGCGCGCTGGCGAGCACGGTCAGCGGGGATTTGATCCTGGCCCAGATCTACGACAGCGACGTCCTCGGGAGCTTCGGCGACGCCCAGAAGTTCAACGCGGGCACGGGCTACACCGACCGCCCCACGGCCTCCAACGGCAGCAGCGATCCGCCCCCGTCGGGGGCGTCGAGTAACGCCATCGTCGGGCATACGGAAGATCAGACGTCGGCGGGCGGCACGGTCACGCCCACCTTCACGGCGCTGGCGGCGGGCTTCCACTACTTCGGCTGGGGCATCGCGTTCTACGAGACCGCGACCGGCACCACCTACCCGGTCTCGGTCGGTGGGAACGTCACACCGACGGGCGCGCTCGCTACGGCCTACATCGCCTTCGTCACGCCCGCGATCCCGGCCGTCGGCCCGGGCCAGACGCAGGCATATGTCCATCCGGGCCAGGAGTTTCAGCTGGCCTTGAAAGTGGGGCCGTTTGCATGATTCTCCTGGCCGCGACCACCGACAAGCTCCAGGTCGTCACCTCGGCGGCCTCGAATATCGACCTGCATGTCTCCTACGCGGACTACTCGGCAACGTTCACGATGGCCGGGCTCGGCCGCCAGAACACGAACGTGCAGACCGCGACCACGACCGACATCCTGGCCGCGCCGTCCGGCACCAACGTCCGGAACGTGAAGCAGATCACCTGTCGGAACAAGGGCACGCTGCCCTGCGACTGCACGATCCAGTACAACGCGAACGCGACGCTCTACGAACTGCACAAGCAGACGTTGCAGCCCGGCGACCTCCTCGAATTCGTCGAGGGCGTCGGCTTCTTCGTGGTGACCAACATCACGGCCTCGCGACTCGTCACCAACGTCGAGACGGGCTCGCAGCGGATCTTCAGGTCCATGCTGGCGGCGCGGCCCGTCGCGACGGCGGGCACCGAAGATCTCCTGAACGTCTCGGGCACGGCCTACTGCGTCTACATCGGGCGCGTGGCGCAGGCCATCACCGTCGCGTTCGTGGAATTCCTGATCACCGTGGTCGGAGCCGGAACCAACACCGGCGAGGTCGGGCTCTTCTCGTCACCCGGACCGCCGAACAAGACGGCGCAGACCCTGACCAAGATCGCCGCCACCGGCACGATCAACGTCATGACCGCCCTGGGCGTGTGTCGGAATACCTCCAGCCTCGCGCAAGTCGTTCCGGCGGGCACGTTTCTCTGGGCGGTGTGCCGCCTCGCGCCCACCACGACCCAGCCGCGCATGGCGGGCCTCTATGCCGACTTCGGCCAGGGCCATATCCAAACCCTCGCGGGTGCGTCAGCCCTGACCGGCATCACGACGCTGGCCTCGACGATCCTGGCGACGGCGGCGACGACGCTGGCCGTCTGTCCGGATCTGCGCGTCACGATGGACTAAACGTCGTTGGCCCGTCCCACCAAAATCCAGTGGATCGGCGGCGCGCAGGACGGAATCACCAACCTGCGCACGATCTATCTCAAGCTCAATCAACCGACCGCCTCGGGCGACACGATCATCGTCACGGGGTTCATCAACAACGGCTCCGACACGCTGACGATCTCCGATGACCAGACGAACACCTGGGCCAAGGACAAGGTCGTCTCGGATACCACGAACAACCTCACCTGCTACATCGCGCGGGCCTCCAACGTCGCCGCGAACACGCGCGTGCTCAAGTTCACCCTCTCGGGCACGCCCTTCGGTCCCAAGATGCAATTCAGCGCGCTGGTGGTCAACAACCTGCCCACCACCAGCGTCGTCGACAACTCCACCAGTGGGGCGTCGAGCAGCACCACGACGCCCAGTGCGCCCTCGTTCACGGCGGCGGCGGGCACTTTCATCGTGTCCCTGATGGTCGCCACCAGCTTTGGGTCGCCCACCACGTTCACGCACTACACGACCGGGGCCAACTTCGACAGCATCTGGGGCTTCGACCCGATCGAGCCGATGGCCGCGCAGTACGGCTACGTCGCTTCGGCCACCACCTTCGCGCCGTCCATCGGCAGCAGCTACTCGCTGACCACGGCGCAGACGCTGACGGTCTCCTACCACACGACGACTGGCGTCGGCGGCGCGCCGCGCTCGACGATCGAAGTGCGCGGCCAGCAGTGGATCAACTGCGCCGAGAACTCCTTCATCGGCATGACCGCCACGTCGAACATTTTCAATATCCCCTGCGACAGCAACCAGGGGATCAACCTCGTCGTCGCGCAACTCACCGA